ATTCCTACGTCAATTAAAAAATTAAAAGCCTTAGTTGAATAATCTGACATTAATTCAGCATTAAATTTAGAACTTGGAGTTGATAGATCTCTAATTAATTCATCCAGATTTTTTTCAAGCACATTAATAATTAATTCATATTCTACTTTAATACCTTTCTTCAATGGCATACCATTCTTTGCAACCCAGCCAAAATGCACCATTGCATCACGCTGAATTATGCTAAGATCAAAAAAGTCTATTCTATTATTCATTAAACCCCCAGTCTATCTGCTAATATTTTAATCTGTTTTTCGTATTCTTCACAAGTTAAGTTTCGAGCTAATAAATGTAATTTAGCGGCTTCATATAATTGATATTTATTCATTATTTAACCCCAAACAATCTTTGCACAATCTCGACTACTTCATTATGCAGCCATTCTTTAGCAGCTTCAAGTGTGGCGAATGAATCCAGTGCATTAATCCTATCGTGTATATAGTAATCTGCGGCATCAACTATAACGTATTCGTGTCCAAAGTTACTATCCATAGCGATAATCAAATAAAATTCAAATTCGTTACATTCAATAACGCCATTTTTTTCTTTATAAGTTAAATTAATTAAATTTTTCATAATGATTCCTAAATAAAAAACCCGCTAAAATTTGGTAGAATCAGTACCAAACAATAACGGGTCATTTTACGAGCACTTACTTTTAATCTCTGATTCAGACAATAAATAAGTGCTCAATACAAGTATTATACCATATTGGTGATGTCAACATAATGGTATTTATTCCAGATACTTTTGATCAATAAATATACGTTCTAACTCCGCCTTAAACCCGTCAAATTTTAACAGCTTATGCAGAGATTTGTTTTCATTCTCTAAATAAACTCCCATATACAAACAACCGCACCACATCGCAGCCGCGCGTTCATGGTTCCTTACATTATCTAGCCAAAATACGTACATCAGGCTAATAATGGCACTCATGCGCTCAATAGTCGCGGGTTTAGGCTTATAGCTAAAATCAGTGTGGATCCAGTATTCAATACCATCGTCATCAAATTTAACAAACTCTAGTACTTTTGCGAATATGTCATTAATACGATCACGCATCCAGTTGATATTCTCAACTAAAGACGGGTTCAAAATATTACGCTCACGCAATAGTTCAACTACCGCATAAGACTCTAAGAAGACCCGTTTCAATCCGATTAGATGGCAAAATTCCTCATCGCCAATTTTAACTGGTACGGGGCTAATGCTTTTACCAAGTTTTAATTCAGACATTGTCCAAAAAATCTGATTGTAAAATGGCAAAAGATTATTTTTGCTTACAATTTCGTAACGAAAATCAAGATAGGGATTAACTACATGTTTGCGTGGGTTGTATTTCTTAGTTCTTTGTTTGCTCATTTTTCATCTCCATAATCTGAATGCTTATTACAGCTAAAGTCCATAAAAACAAATGGTGTTACACCATCAGTAAATCTTATATAATCCTGCCCAATACCTTTATAACAATAGCCAGTATTAGATAATTCTTGTGTAAAATGCTTACAGGTTGCACATGTTGGCGGCTTTGGCGGTTGTAGCTGTTTTAAATCTTTCATGGTATCCCAAATTATATTTGAGCATTTATATAAATCCTCATTTTGCAAAAACCCTAAAGCTTTATCCAAATTTTTAAAAATATCTTGCTTTTTATCTTCAAACTCTTTATTTGTCATTTTAACAAATCTCCATTCTCATAAATATTACCGATAACTTCAATAAACATGGACTCATAATCACCTAATAAATAATCTAATTGTTTTTCACAGTTTAAATAAAATCCCCCTTTTTTAAATATAACTGTATTTATTAAAACTCTTTCATCAATTATAGGTTGAGATGATTTAACGATATCACCCTCGAATATTTCTTTACCGTTTTTATCAAACAAGCCAGTGAATTGCGTTAATGTTTCGGGTCTAATGTCATATGCCATAGGCATTCCACAGCTATTAGATATGTAGCTGCCGCGATCCCTACCTACAATGATTATGCAAGGCAACCCATAAAACCATCTACCCTCTAAGTCCATACCACGAAATTTAATTACTCTTGTCATTTTTAGTCTCCAAATTTGAATGAAATCTACATCCAACCTGTTTTATCTGGGTTGGATTCATTGAATATAATAGAGCTTTTACGCTCCAGTTATTATCTTTACCGCAGACGTGTATTACACCCTCGCTAACGTGTTGCACGTTTTTGAGGTAGTTGCAAGTTGAGCAGGTGTTCATTACTTCTTCCATTCAAAATTTAATATTAATATCAGTTCATCACTATCAACAAACTTGCTACTCACTAAGTCAGTAGCAAAGCCCTCAATCTTAACAAAATTGTTGTTTTGATTAATCGTTGTTGTAGTTAGACCAACCACAACTTCAGTATCCCCTCCGTGCAGAGTTTGCAGCTTGAGTAGGTCTAAAATTAAATCCTGTAGTTTCATTTACTCACCTTTCTTAATTCTTTGTCTAATAAATTACGCAGTAACACCGATACTTTGATTTTATTATCTTTGGTGTATTTTTTCAATTTAGCATCCTGCTCCTCTGTAACATTAAAATGAAGTCGCTTACAATGTTGATTTATTTTGTCCAATTAATTACTCCTTTATGTTGTTTATTAATTCAGTAAGTATTATACCATAATTCAATTTAGAGAGGTGTAAAAACTTACACTAAAAAAAGTGTAAAATAAATTTGCATATTTGGTTTTAATCATGCTAGAATAACGTCAGCTTGAAAGAGCGCAGATATTTAACAAGTCGGATAAATAAAACAGATTTAGAATGTAGATATACCATGATGGTTGGATGGACAGCATGTAATGGTGTTTGAGCATATAGAAATGTTTTAGCCATTCTTAATGAGTGGTAATACAAAATGCAGCTGTGTGGTGGAATAGGTAGACACACGAGAGCAGAGATGGAGTCCGTTAGCTGTGTAAGGGTCTAATGGCTAGTGTTGCGTTATCTTTCTGTATTAATTTATACCAAGTAAATAAAGGGATGCTTACCCAATATTTATTTTAGTCACTAGATTATTGGAAAGAGATAGCCCAGCGAAAAACTAGATAACGAGGCGTCCAAGCAACGCCTACAAGTCTTGACTTTATGTAAGGTGCAAATCCTTGCCATAGCTGCATTTTGTATTTTAATTACATCAGGCTTTCATTGAGAGCCATCAATTAAGCCCCTGTTAACTTTTTTAACTGCAAATTAAAACGGCTATAAACATCGGGGGCTTAATTGTTTATTTAATTTTTTTTGAAAGATTTATTATGAAAATAGAACTAAGAGATTTAATTGATTTAAGGCTACTTGAGAATCATGAGGTTTTAGCGTTGATTAGTGAGTTAGCTTCGGAATTGGGGCGTGATTATGAGTTACCGAAAAAAGCCAGTGAACGAGTGCAGGCTGTGATTTATAGTTTCATTGAGGATTTTGAAAGTAAATAATTTTTTAGAAAGACTTATTATGTACGATTGGATTTTGCTTGTGCTGTGTATTATTGGTGCAGTTTATGGAATTTGGGAAAACATTAATATTCACAAAGAGGGTCACTGGAATGAGTAATTTTTTAGATGAGTTAAGAGATGATATAGGAAGTCTTGGTCTTGTTGATGGTTGGTCAAGTAATCTACAAAATGTTAGAGAATGTCAAGAAACGTTAGACTCACTCGGTGAAAATGCCCGTCGGATGTTGGAGATTGGGATTATCCAAGATAAGTTGGTTGAGCTGGGGTTTGAACTATTTAATCATAATGGTTACGGTGCTGATATAGATAAAATGCGATTATTTGGCACTGCTAGATTTGAGATAGTATTTCACCCTACCAGCGTTTTCTTGTATCACATACCGCCCTTAAGTGAAAAACAAGCAAAATATACAAAATTAGATATTAGCTATATAGATATTAGCTATAATTCAACAAAATGGCAAGATAATGTAATCAATAAAGTTAAGGAGTTAATAAAATGACACAAGCGGTATTTTTTAAAACAAAACCCACTATTAAGTGGGCGGATAACTTACTTGCAAAAGTGATTAGTAAGGCTTACAACTTGCGTAAGATAGGGGTGGACGTGTCAGGCGTTAAGCTAGTTGGTGAAGTGGCTCTAATCTCGATTAACGGGGTTGAACACACCATTACAAACGTGGGCAAACTAAACCAGATTAATCGGAAGCTAGATGTGTTAGCTGATGAGCTACAGCCATGTTGATTACACCATTAACATTTGCTACATTTACAGGTGAGCTTGCAAAGTGGGATAACTTTAGCTGCGTAGTTCATGACATTCAAGAGTTTTTAACTAACCCACGGGAAATAATTAAATCACGGTTTGACGCAAAAACCCAGCGAATACCCATTCGTAAGATAATTAACGTCGAGACCAAATTGAAATTCAATTCAGCGCAAGAATTGGCGAATAAGTTAGGTTGTAAGCGTAGTTCGGTATATACTAAAGTTTGCTCTGGTGCAGCGCTGGGTTATGTCAATGTCGCAACTAAAGAGTTTGTCACGTTAGGGTCCAAGCGAGCTAATTTGGCTGAGAAAATTAAACTAATGGAGCGTGGTTTTATAGCCGCACGCTTTAAAAAGGATGGAGAATAGACATGACTAGAAGATATGACAGCGACGATGATGATCGCAGAGATTGGGAACGTGAAAGCGTTGTTGATGACGACATGCGGAGTGTAACACGTAGAATCAATGAGTCAGATGCTGAATACCAGCGACGGTTGATTGACGTTAGATTTAATATGATGAAACTGAGGGGGTATATATGATTGATTATCACAATCGCCCAGAGATAAGCCAATCAATGCTTAAAACCTTTGCTGTTAGCCCAAGATTGGTTAAGCGTTCGAACGATGAAACTGTGAGTATGAACCTTGGCACGTGTTTAGATTTGGCACTTACCGATCCAGTGGCCTATTCTCAGCTACAAGTTAAGACCACCAAAACCACCAAGATTGAGGGTTGTATCACGCAAAACTGGAAACAGTTAATTGACGCATGGATTATTGACCTCAACAACTATCAAATCACCCTACTCGGCAGAACGTGGAGATTTGAAGAGTTAGCAGCTAAATCAAATAAGCAAAAAATCATGTTTTGGAATGACCCAGTAACTGGTGAACCATGCCGAGGTAAAACAGATTATTGCCACAGCTTGTTTATGATGGATTTAAAAAGCACTTGCGCTAAAACCTTAGATGAGTTTATCCGCCAATTTTGGAAACTTAAATATTATCTACAGGCAAGCTTTTATTGCACTGGACACAAGGAACTTTACAAAGATACAGATTATGTACCTTTTATTTTTATCGCTGTTTCAACTGTTACTGGTGAGGTATTTTGCATCGAGGTATCTCGGCAATTACTTGAATTAGGATTAATGGAACAGAACCAGCTTATCGCAAGTTACATCTTTATTAGAGATAATGACCTGTGGTTTGAAAATCAAGAACAATTACTTTTAACACCCCCAGCATGGCTGGAACAACAAATATTTAACAATCAAGGAGTGCTATCATGAGCGAATTAATACACCAACAGTCAACTGCATTAATGGACATGGAGTCACAGGCTAAAGGATGGGAGCTATTACAGCGTAAGGCGCAAGCATTTTCAGCGTCAACAATTGTACCAGCCCAATACCGCGCTCAAATTGAAAAAAAAGAATACGGCAAAGTTGTGGGTTACGAACCAAATCCTAGTGGACTAGCCAACTGTATTGTTGCTATGAATATGGCGCAACGTATGCGAGCTGATGAATTAATTGTTATGCAAAACCTATACATCATTGAGGGGCGTCCAAGTTGGTCTAGCCAATGGGTTATAGCCATGATTAATGGTTGCGGTAAATTCTCACCATTGCGATTTAAAGTTGAAGATCTTGGCGCTAAAGAAGTTGACTATGTTGAATACGTTTATGACAAGATAAGCAAAAAACGTGAACCAGTCGCTAAGAAAATTACCGTGCATGATTTTAGTTGCGTAGCCTATGCAACAGATAAAGAAAGCGGCGTAGAATTAGAATCAACCAAGGTTAGTATTTCAATGGCAGTTAAAGAGGGTTGGTACACAAAAACAGGCAGCAAGTGGCAAACAATGCCTGAAATGATGCTGAAATATCGTGCAGCGTCATTCTTTGGCAGTATTTATGCACCAGAGTTAAAAATGGGTTTAATTACAGTTGAAGAAAGCCAGGATATGCCCGTAGATTTATCGGCTAAATATCCTGACGCAATCCCAACGGAACAACCAGCGCAACCAACGGTAACAGATTTACCCAATGAATCAAATCAATCAACCATCGAAACTACTACCGATGGCGTCAACCAAACCACGGGCGAAATTAAACAAGACTTTGATGTTAACCCAGACGCTGCAGCAGCTGCACAGAATGAATTTGCTTAACTTTAACGCCGCTTAATTGCGGCTTTTATGGATGAATAAAATGAAAATTGGATATTTCAAAGGTGACATTTGCAATAGAAATGGGTGTCAAGGAACCATGCAGCGAGCGGATGGCGTTTGTAGCTGTCATCTAAACCCGCCATGTTCATACTGTGAAAACAATGAAATAATCTGTGATGAATGTGGTGAAGTTTTTGCGACTGGTGACGAAGAAAATTGGCAAAATGAAATTAATTTAAAAGGAAATAAAATGTTAAAAATTATTAGAATAAATATTAACCCTGAATATACCAATCATCAGGGAAAGCTAACAACTAAAACTATATATAGCGAGTACATAATCAGTCCACTGTTTAAATGCGAAGAAACCAAATATGAGGCATTCAAGGATGAAATATCACCCCATAAAGAATTATGTGATACGCTGACTGAAGCAAAACAATACATCAATCAATTAATTCTTAATGAAACAATTGAATGTATTTTAAAAGTTGCTGAAATTGTCGAATGACTTTAAATGAAGCCAATCCCGAATAACACAATTGTTTATTATGCCAGCAGCGACCCTAAATATACGGGTTCAGTTGGCATTATCGTTTCAGGCTTTATCAGCCCGAAATCAGAGATTTTAACTCAAGAGGTTAAATTCGTGTTCGGTACATTTTGGCATGAGTTTACGCATTTACACAAAGTAAAGAAATTCACTGATAAGCAAAAACAAAGCCTGGAGAAACTAAAATTAATCCATCCACATTTATTTATGGAGAATGAAATGAGAAACTTTCAAATTGGTGACTGGGTAACTCACTCAGATTACTCAATTGACGGCACCATTAAAGGTGCTAAATCAGCAACGGGGCACTACCCTGTAATTTTGGACAACGGGCAAGAAATTAAAGCACACGAGGATAAATTAACTCAAAAGAACAATGTTACAGCGCTGGAACTAGCCGAAAGACGAATGCCAACTATTGTAGCAACCATTAAAACTTTTTTAGCTACCGACTTAGCGCAACAACTATCACCAGCACAACGCGATGCAATTAATAAGCCAGGTAATTACACGACTTGGAAACCGCTAACCGCTGCCCTAATTAAAACAGATTTAGAAAGACAAGCAATGGAGTTTATCAATGCTACGAAAGAAAAGCAAGCTACCAACATCATACCAACGAGCACAGCGCAACAGTCTGAAACCGTGGAATCTAACACTCAACTACGTCAAGAAAATAGCCAAGCAACAACGGCGATTGTTCCGCAAATTGAGTTAGCTCAATTAGTTCGTAACACCAATGCAATTATCGAAATTGATGTAAATGTCGCAATTGAGTATATTGATAATCGTATAACTACATTCGTTGGAGAGTCTGAAGCTCTTGAAGCTGAGTTAAAGAAATGGTTCAAAGATTTAGCGGCTCGCAGATTAGATTTAACGCGACCGGTTAAAGAATCACTGCAAACCGTTATTGATGACGAAAAGAGAATTGGCGCATATTTAGAAAAGATATTTGCAGCCAATGCAGCCAAACGTGAAGCAGCGGAGAAAGACCGCAAAGCTAAAAAATACACCGAGGTTATGGCAGCCATGGCGGATATGCTTAACACAGTTGATTTGCCACCAGAATATTTAGCTAAGGTTGTGTTTCGTGAAGAGTATTACCAAGTTACATTTAAGGGTAAAAAACTTGCTGAAAGTATTCAAGAGCAGATTAATACTCAAGTTAGTTTATACAATGGTTATTTAGCTGAGCTTGAGTTAAAACAACAACAAATCAAAAATCGTGAGTTATTGCTTGAGAACCTAAACACTAAATATGGTGCTAATGGCACTTATTCAATGTTCACGATTGAAATGTTTAGCGATGATCAAGTATTAGCTAAATACGAAGCCAATCATCAACGTAAATTAAAACTTGAGCAGGAGAAAGCAGATGCTGAAAAGATTAAGAATGAAACTAAAACTGAAGCGGTGGCGGAAAGTTCTACGCTACCAGTGGTTAACGTTAGTCTACCATACTCCCCAATGGGGGGACAGCAGAAACATTCAACACCGCAAGCGAATATCGAAAGCTCACCGCCAGCTATTAATAGTAGCTCAACGGAGACGGAAACCGTTGTTATGTTTAAACTCGTAGTAACTGGTCGCACTCAAGCAGACCATGAGCGCCTATTGCCTAAGTTTATAGAGAAAATCAACGCAGCAGTTGATGTTGGTTTAGCTCCAGCTATTGATGCTGGATTTGGTTATAAATTTGAGGTGATTGAGTGAAACCAACACGAAAATGCAGCACATGCAAGACCTACAAAGACGGCAAGTGCAAACGAACCAACAAACCAGAACATCAAGATAATTGGTGCACTGGTTGGAAAATTAAACTAATTTGGAGTTAAAGATGAGTAACGAAATTACAAAAGATAACATTCTGGAAGTATTAGAATTTAATAAGTCACTAGGTTTAAAAGTTGACAATATTAGAATTGAGGATAATTGTATTTGCTTTAATTTTAATGGCTACAAGCAGGAGTTTGAATTTGATGACGATGGTGACACTAAATGGTTGCAACATACTGAAATTGAAACAGGCAAGCTTAAACCACTCCCAAAAGCCAACCCGTTTGATGTAGTTAAGGTAGGGGATTGGATTAAAAGCAAAAAAACACTTTATCATTATCAATGCCAATTACCATATCGCACTAAAGATAAATGGTATCAACGTGTCGAACTAAATAATAAAAAATGCTTTGTATGCAATAGCAATGGCTCAGGCTACAGCTCAAGTGATTCACCATGCGATTGGGATCTTACCGACATACGCGATTATAACCCGACTGAATGTGAGCTAAAGGTTGGGGATGTGATTGATTTTGGTTCATTTGGTAATTTACCTATTGATGAATTTAATTACATAGATGAATGCATTGAAACTAATCTTGGTGGTATGGTTATTTGCCGTGGATTTAAAAATCTACAAAACAATGATAATAAAAAATCACAGCTAATCAACGGCAAGAAGTACGACAAAGTCACTATTCCAAAATTTGACTTTGTTAAATGCTTGATAGATGCTGGGTTTACTCTTGACGGAGATGGAGATTTATATGCGATTGGTTCATCGTGGAATGAATCAATAATTTGTCTAGAGAAAAAAGATGATAGACAATGGTTTTTAAATTGTAGTAGTAATTTAACAGAGGCAACACCAGCCAATGCAAAAATCATAATCGAGATGGCAGAATTAGCAAAGGACTTGAAATAAATAATGGATACAATTAAATGTATGTATGACCACTGGTTTTAACTAGCTGGTTTATTATTTTAATTACTTGTATGATAGAAGCAACTAGAAAATAAAATAGCCCCGAAAGGGGCAGAGATATAGCTAGAATTAATAACATGCCAATTGCTTGTGATTCACGCTTAGCTCAAATAGTGGTAGATCAATTGCCTTGGCAATTTCACCGATAGATAAATGCCTAGGTGACTAGGCTATTTTTGTCATAAGGTCTTCTTGTATTCCTCAGTTAATTTTAAACGCTCCGAAAGTCCAATAGTCCCGCCATTTATCGCAGTGCTAACTTTGGTAACATTATCAGATCTTGCTGCCGCACCAATGCCATTAGCTTGCCAGAACCAAATAGCGGAGATAATCGCACCCTCTTCACTCTTAACGAATTCATCAACTGAATCAATCGTTAATCCCAAATGCTTGCCTTGCTTATTTAGCCAATTTAAAAAACTCAAATGATTATCTTTACCAGTCAATTGAAAAATTCCACCACCACGAAAATCAAATCCATCATTATCATTAGTTCCGTTCTTTTCGTTACCCATTCGTGAACCGTAAACGGTATTGAATAACCAAGGCTGCGGACAAAATTCATCATCCTTAGCTTTTAACTCGTCTTGCTTTGCTTGAATAACTGATTTTCTAGTTGGCCAGATTGCCTTAGCTCTGCCAAAGCGGTACTTTGTACCCTCACTTAGCTTGGTAAATCCACCGCTCTCGTGATCTGCTTGCGCTAAGAAATGCGCTTGCTCTAATTTGTTAGTAATTCCAAAAGCAGTTAATTGCTGTATAATAGTTTTATAATCAATCATTTATTACCCCATTCGCAATTTAAATAAATATCACCATTACAATACGAAATTGCTGTATTATTATAATAGCCAGAAGTCGAGCATCCAGTTAGCAAAAGCAAGCTAATGACCATCATTGCTTTTAATTTAATCATTTGAATCCTTTAATATAATGTGTCCCAAACGCTGGCTTTACCAGCTAGTAATTCCTTAATTCCCATAACTGTGTTATCAACCTGATCATCATGTGCATGTGTCATTTCGGCGTTAAAATCCTCATGCTCAGTAATATAATCATTAAGCCATGGAGCACCATAGAGTAAATATAAATACCCATTCTCGAGATAAGTTAATATGTCGTTAACTTCGCTAACTTTATCTTTACCCTTTGGATATGCTTTAATTGGTATGCCGCTGTCTTTTAGCTCTTGAATTAAGCCTGTGCCGCTTACTTTATCCTCAATATAGACATCCCTTACTTGTCCATATGCGGTGATGTTAAGCTCTTGGCATTTGTTCCAGAATGTTATCATATTACGCTTAAGCTGCGGAGACTCCCATTTGCCACGTAATACATCAATGAGATAAACCTTGTTATCAACTCCAAGCCCCCAATGCATAAACACACTATAATCGTTATGCTCTTTAGTTTTCTGAGCGGTATCAGCTGTTATAATTCGATGTTTAAGTTTTGGCAATTCATTGTAATAATTAAACCATTCGGATTTAATCAAATTACCGCCGCGCATTATAGGCTCTTGCATGTACTGAGCTGAGAACATAAAGTTGTTCTTATCTTTAATTTTCAAGATTTTCCTAAGAGGAAATTTAAACTCCCAGAAAGAAACATGCTCACCATTTGAGATACTCACATCGAGATGATTTCGCTTATCCTCAGGTAGAGAATTAATGTAATCAACATCAAGTAATGCTGGAATTGTGACAACTTCCCATCCCTCGGATACCGTCTCTAAAAAATGAGCAGTAGTATCATGTTTGGAAAGTCGCTGCATGATTAGCACAATTGGTACGTCATCGGTTTCAACGCGTGTTGTTGCCGCATACTCGCTGTTCTCATTAGCTTTATTTACATATGGCGCTGAGCTAATTTCAGTTGCTTTGATTGGATCATCAATAACTAGCATGCCATTGAAACCGCTTTTATCGGTTAAACCAGCACCAAAACCCATCACCTGAGAACCTGTTGAGCTGAATTTGCACTCGCCACCATTACTAGTAAACCAATGCGATATTGCTCCACCACCAGTTAATAGTGTTGATTCTGGAAATAGCTCAGTGTATTCTTTAGACAGCATAATCATGCGAATAAATCGCGAGTTACGCAGAATCAAATCATCACTTGCAGATAGCTCTAGAAATTTAGATTGAGGATTAAGTGCAAAGCCGTAGCAAATTGACATGATAGACAATAATTCACTTTTACCTGCACGAGGTGTAATGTTAATTATTAGCCGCTTACATTCGCCCTTGAACACACGGTCCATAGCTTCAGCGATGATTAAATGGTGAAAATTGATTTTATATTTCTTTTTATAAGCCACGAGGAAGAAATAGCGCACAAAATTCATAAACGAGCTTAAAACCCATTCCCGAGTTCTCTCGATTCGCCTAATCTCTTTGATCTTAAACTCTAGCTCTTCTTGCGTCATATTTATTCCATTAAATCATTTAGCTGACTTGGCAACTAGCAAATAGCCGTTTGCAAAACTTGCTACAGCTTCATAATATTGTGGCTTGAATAATTTAACATAGATCATCACAGCCCCAATTAGAGTAGCTAAGTTGAAAATTTGATCTTGTAAACAATCCGCGGCATCCTGCTGGAGTTTGTTCCACCAAGTCACCCAAATATTCTTATCAAACATTTTCTTCACCCATTAAAAAACCGCCCGAAGGCGGCGTTATTTTGATTTTAGTTGCTGCTTGATGTCTGTTAAATCAGTCTGAATTGCTGATAATTGGACTTGCAACACAGCCCACTTAGTATCTTGCTCAGATCTTGAGTGCTCTAAAACTTGCATTCTAGAATCTAAATCTTGAATCTGCTTAGTCTGCGATTGGTCATTCGTGTAGATTGAAAACACTAAAAATAGCCCACCACCTAAAGTAAACCAATTCTGTTTAATTACGCTCCATATATTTTTCTCTGTTTCATTCATCGTCATTGATCCCTGAAAGCGGTATTGCTACCGCCTTGATTATTCCACCACCACTAAATTAGCGGCGATTTTAGTTACTGTATAAACCATACCAGCACGCATATTCACAAACGCGCCAGCAGTATCAAACATTGGGCTAGAGCCTTTATTTTGAACAGTACCATTGCTGAATGTAATAACTAAATCATTAGTATCACACTCAAATACATGGACCTTACCAACTGCCGTAATGTCATCAATATCAATAGCTACATCACCATTGAATACTTGATAATCTTTGGCTGGGTCGAACGCAGTACCAGCCGTTGTATTAGCTGAGTACGACACTGTTGCTGGAGCTGGGACCAATAATTCAAAATCAGCCGATGCTGGCGTGGCTTTGAAAATTGGCTTAGTCAAACGATGAATCTCACCGCTTGGCAATTTGAATAAACTGTGTTGTTGAAAATTCTGAACACCTGTTGTTGGTAACGCTGCCACTACGTTAATTGTCTTTGCGGTACCTAAATTAATACTATCAAAACTAGACATATTTAATCCTTAATATATTCAATAAAATAAACTTTTACAAGTTCACCGTCTTTGACTTTGATATGGCTAAGTTTTTGAGATTGTGGAATAGTTGCTTTAATAGCTTCAATTTCATCAGTACTTATAAATTTAGCCACGTCAATAGTCGCCCTTAACTCATACGATACTTCATCAGGCTTACCATAGTTATATGACAACCAATTAATGCCGCACGAATCAAACTCACTACCTTTGTACTTCTTGATAATTCTGATGGTTCGTGTTCCCTCAAAATCAAAAAATACGCCGAGCATCTCAATGTCCTGATCTTTGATATTTAAAAAGGCCACCATTTTACTGATAGCCTCTTTATCGTGGAAGAACAAGCCAAGCCGCTTGCCGTCGGAATCAACTTCCCAGCCTGTAGCAGATAAACCTAACGCCCGAATATCATCAAAGTATTTGTAACATTGATTATCCACTGGATTTGCATTAGTGTCGCTTACATCAACCGCTTTAGTTGCAAGCGTATATTCATGTATTTTATAATTTTGCATATTCTATCCTATTGAATGTTGTAGAATTCTTATGTTTCCATATAAATTGGTGTAAGGTGTAGATGATGGAATTTCATAACGTACTTCAACGCCTGCACCACCGTAACCAGCTCCATTGTAAACCATTGACAATGTGCCCTTCTGTGTGCCTCTTTGACGGTCTGCTACAATGAATTCATTTATATCCACGATTCCAGATCCTGCAATCAGATCCATCCTTAAATCTATCTCCATATAAACCTTACGACTCATTAATGTAGAGCCAGAACCTGACTCCCAGATATCAATCCATACTGAGTAGCTTTGATAGTTCCCGAGAGCGGCATCGAATTTTTTCATCATAGAAGATAAGTTAGTACCAGATGCCCCACTTATTTGCTGGACTAAATCAGGGAAAAACGTAACAGTTTGGAAGCTTGAACCATTTACTGTACCAAAAAAATCAGCTGTGGACCTTAAAACTTGACCTGCTGCAGTGGGGAATACTTCTGTAACCGTACCTGCAGAGTTGGTAATAACCCCACCTGGATTTACTGGCTCAGTTCCGCCTCCGCCACCAGCTGATTGAGCTGTAGTTAAAATCATATTAGCACTAGAAGCTGTACCAGTGTAAGTTACAGTTGGAGTTACTGAATCAGCATCGTGTAAAACATACCAGCCAGTACCAACTTCAATACCTGATACTTGGCTATTTTCTAGCTTGATATAAGCATATTGCCCTGCACCTAAGTCATTAAGTTTAATAACACCAGTTGAGCCAGTTAAATCACTATCTCTGATTGTACAAGCCAATGCACCAAATGTGGTGATACCGTCAGCTACACCATTAAAACAGTTAACGCCAAATTCTAGGTAATAAGGTGCTGTGTTGCCCAGAGTAAATAAATTATCAATAACATGCAAACCACGAACATCAGTAAATTTAATAGCCTGTTGACCGCCCCACGTGACATCATTAGCTATATTTAAATTTCTGAAAGTGATATGCTCACATAATCCAGTAATCTCAATGCCACCATACATCATGCTAGTTTTGCCAGCGCCCTCAAAGGTGATATAATTCTGGTCTGCCAGTGTCCAGCCGCCTGCATGGTCGTAACCTGACATGATATTCACGCGTGAGCCAAAATCTATCCAGCCAGATGTAAAATCTGCAACAGTCTGATATGGAGCTTCAATTGATTTCCCGTGATTGGCGGGAGAGCCTTTATCACTAGATATCCAGTATTCACCAGAATATTCTACTGCTGCCTCTGCAAGGTCAGGGTCTCGCAGTTTCTCATAATACGACTCGTCAGGCGATTTGTAGATGATATAGAACACCTCGCCCGCAAGTAAATTTAATCTTGTATTGTACGTCGTACCTGCACCGCCGCCACTCGCTGTTGAGAAGTTATCAGTCGCGCGTCTGTTTTTTACTAGTGTGTAGCCAAGATCAAGCCTACCGTCAGCTACACAGATAACCAGCAATTCAGTATTTGCAACTAATCCAGTAGTATCAAAATAAGTATCACCATTAACTTCGATTATATTGCTATCAGATAGTGGTGTTTTCCCAGTGCTAACTAGCAATTCAAAGTCTGCCGTGGTTGGCGTGGCTTTGAAAATTGGCTTAGTCAGTCTAAAAACCTGACCACTTGGTAACCTAAACAATGTACCTTGCTGGTAATTCTGAACACCAGTTGTTGGCAAATCTGTTACTACCTGAATATTAGAGGCAGTGCCTAATTCAATTTGGTCTATATTACCCATCAGTTCACCTCACCATCAATTGCCGAACCATCGGCTGTTTTATAAAATGTCAATTCGCTACCAGCGCGTAAACCCCAAGTCATACCACTTAATAACGGGCTAGTTCCGAGTACTGGCAAGTTGAAAGTAATAGCAATATCAGCCGTTGCAATGATTTTATATTTCTTAGTAGCGGGCAAACTTGCGCCAGAGATCGTTTGATCTGTGTTGCATTTTTGAGTTGCAATAGCAGCATTAAACGCACCATCAGTCCCACGATATGAATCCTCAACATCGCCATCACCTTTGATAATCCAGTTTGCCGCATTAGATGCAGGCAATGCACGCAATATATAATCACGATCTGTGGCTGTATCATACACAGTTAATCCAGCATATTGATCTGCCAAAGGTATTGCATACGCTTGTGCCAGACTAGTGACAACTTTAGTACCGCCCGTAGTAGCACCTCCGCCCCCTGAATTGATGATTCTATCCCAGTTGTAGGCTGGTGCGCCTACGATTGATTTACCCATAATAAACTCCTAAAGTGGTATTCTCATTGTTGCTTTGATTATAAAAACAACGGCCTTATTTTTCATGCGTGTTTCACTAGCAATATTGCCCGACTTCATGCCTTGCACTTGCGTGTTGATTCCAGCCGACACGAAGCCCAAGTCGCCGTTGTAATGTCCTTTGTTACCATTACCGTCATATAGTCCAGCTGTATCACCAACAACCTCAGTATTTGATATTGAGAAGTGCATACTAGTAATTTGCGAACTAGCATTATGTTCATGATCTTGTACTGCGTCAGCTTGATAGTTACCGATTGCGCGCCCAGCAGTTTTACCACGCACGGTTAAATCTTGCATGTCTGGAATAAATCCGTTCGAGTAACCGTCCCAATTTGCGGTTAACCAATCATGCAATAAGCTATACTTGGCTATATCAAAAGCTCTACCATCCATAACAAAATAGCCAGCTGGTGCGACTTCATCAGTGAATGAGAATATAGTGCCAATTGGAACGGTTACGTCAGTTGTGTAATCGTTGATAGTTTGGTCCCAAAAGTACTTAATCAGTGTATCTTTATCAGTGTACTCAGTACCAGGGCGACCGACTGCAGGAAACAATGCTTTAGTATCGTAAACCTCTGTCATCAATCTAGCCACGTATTTATTTTGCTGAATGTCCCAAAAATAATCAATTCCAGTTAACATATCTACATATGTAGAACCAGGTAATCCGACTGGCGGAAATTTTGAAGCGTCTGCAAACCTACGTGTGAATTGAAGAAAATCACCCCACTGGTACATTGGAACCGCAACGAGCGGATTAATATGCCCCATGTTTATATCCTTTTTAAAAGTTACCCAGTTGGGTTATCAATTCCGAGCTGCGAAATATCCAGCTGCCAAACATTGGTTGGTGCATTGGTGAATGCATAATTTAATGTAACGCCAGTGCAGCGCGGAATGATGTCGTACTTATCCAAAATTTGCCAAGCGATGATTTGCGGTGCCGATATTCTGACCCTTATTTCTAGCGGGTGCACTTGGGTTAGTTTTATCGCAGTAGTTTTATAAATAAGACTTAAGCACTTGGTTATGTCGTTAAGACTGCCATTGCTTTTATGCCTAATCTGCGCTACTTTGATAAATATTCTATATGTCTCATCATCTAAATATAGATCATCAAGATAGCGACTTACGCCAAGATTATTACCGTGTTGTGTCAAAAGCTCACCAGTAGCATTATCCAGCAATCGCGTGTAATTGATATACTCAATAGCTTGCCGAAACTCATCGTGTATTTTCTGAAATTCAGTTAAAAAACGCTCCATAAATGGAGCGCTCTTATATTGCCAGTTGCGTCGCCAGAGTACTTCGTCTAGCTCTGTATATTGGTAGTCGGTATTTCTTTTCATTATACGAACTCAAAAATAACGTTGCTAGCTAAATTACTTGGATACTCAAGTAAATCTAGTGACAATTTATTAGCCCAAACGCCAGCATTACTGGTATGTTCTAAGAAAGTATCAACTACATCGTAGTTATAGCCGAGGTTATTAAGTACCTTGTGGCATACTGTCCAAGCACTCATTAAAGTACCTGTTCTAAACGAGGTTAGCACATTGAGATACTCAGATTTAATCCTAGCTTGCTCAACCGTGGTCAATGCAGTACCAATTTGTAGTTGGATTTTCAGATTAATAGCTCGTGCAGCTGGTCTAATAAAACTTAATGAATGAGTATTGCCCGTGTTATCGGTCCATAGCTTTGTAACTGTGCCAGTTGCATCAATAAATATACCGCCACCAGAGTCTTCATATAGATAAGTGCCACACCCACCACCGCCATATCGCCCGATAATATCTACAATTTCGTCATCATTGCCACCGCGCACAATAAAAGCCATCGAATGCAAAGGCGATTTGTACTTAACTTGTAAAATTATATCCGCGCCTGTTTTGTTTTCAATCGATTTAACATCAGATACGCCAGACAATTCACGCAAATTTGCTTCAATTGACGGAACTGTACCAATTGCGTTAATCTCATTACTTAGAATCAATCTAGCCCGATAATCTTCGTCTGTTTCTGCAACTCTACCGAGCTGAGAATCTTGCAGATTATTAACGGAGGTCAAGCCAAAAGTTGGCGTAATTATTGTAGTCACAGTATTAGCCAGTGCCAAATACGCACCTGTTTTTTCACTTTGGCATACCACACTGGCATTGCCGAGCGCGTCAGTTGTGAAATCTGTTTGATTAATCCAGCGATTTGTACCATCACTAAAAATTAATCCAGCGGGGTATGCTGTATTTGGAGTTGTGGTAACAACCTCAAGCGTGACATAACTATAGCTATCATCTTTGATTGTTAAGCCATTAATACTTGCGCCAAGCCGTTGCAAGGCTGCGCCTTGTGCAGTATAAATACTATTCGAGTTATAGCAATCTTGTAATGCCTCATCTAACTCAAACCACAATGCAGCCTGTTGATCTCTTAGTTGCCCTGTCCAGTCCGCTGTGTCTACTACTAAATTATCACCCCAGACATCTTTCATTAGTTGCTCGGTTCTACCACGCCATTCACTAAGTGACTGACCGTGATAGCCTGTTGCATCAATATAAGGCATTTTTATTCCTATGCTCTAGTCATGTGCTGACTAGTAACTAAATTTTTACAGTAAACAACCATTTCAAGCTCGACAGGCAATCCATTAGCCTTGATTATTCCGTTAATGATTGGCGACTCTTGCGATAATCCAATCTGTGCAGTGTTAATATTGTTGCTATCAACTACCTCAACAAATTTAGTTTGTCCATTGATTGACTTAACCCCAATAGCGTTAATCCAGCTAATTGCAGATAAGTCAACGCCGCCATCAGCCATTACGACTTGGTTCAGGGACTCGCTAGTTACTTGGTTTGTGCTGTCAAAATTAGCACCGTCAACATCGACGATTAGCTTAACTGATTTTTCTTGATAAATCCCTGCCAAGTCTTTAACTTCATCAATTGAACTAGCATTACTAATTTCAACAACTTTAGCTTTATACTCATCATCTTTTGACATTTGGCTAGTTGCTATAACTGATACCGCAGCCGTCAACTCTGAGTTACTCATAGTCGCTGATGTATTGTATTTATCATAGACAACTTCTTGGCTATTAGATGTGTTGCGCTTGGCTTGAAGATATGCCATAGACTTTTCAGAATCATCAAAGACTAAACCGTTTGCTAAAGTAACTTCACTAACTGCAATTGGTTGTGATTGAATTTCATTAATCACCGCTTTTTTAAATCCTACTAAATCAACTGTATCAGGTGTATAACTGTACTGAATTGAAGTTTGGTTATTACCCCAGTCGATTACTGTTTCGTTGATTGTGATGTTTGTTAATTCTGCAACTATCGCACCATCAAAACTAAATTCAGGTTTAGTTTCATAGTGTGCTAAAATTTTAGCATTGTCTTTGTTTATTACGAAATACATATTAACCTACCCTTGTAAAAGCTGCGGTATTTGTTCCCGATGCGGGTGTTCCCACTGGCATTGGTTGACTATTACAGTTATTTTGTGAGCCACCCCATGCAGCTACCCCACCTGTGCCTGTTACGCCTGCAGCCCAAGTGTTGCTCGTCGAGTTGCCAAAATCAAGTTGACCTGCCCCGCAATTAACCAACCCAACGAAAATGTTTGAGCAAGACCCGCCTGCATTGAACTGTCCACCACCTGTATTAATCGCTCCAGCGAAAGAGTTTACGCAAGACCCGCCTGCATTGAACTGTCCACCACCTGTATTAATCGCTCCACCGAAAGAGTTTACGCATGTGGTGCCACCATAGAACTGTCCGCCACCTGTAGTAATCGCTCCAGCGAAAATGTTTGAGCAAGAGTCGCCAGCATTGAACTGTCCGCCGCCTGTAGTAATCGCTCCACCGATATAGTTTGAGCAAGAGGCGCCTGCATTGAACTGTCCACCACCTGTATTAATCGCTCCACCGATATAGTTTGAGCAAGAGTTGCCACCATGGAACTGTCCGCCACCTGTAGTAATCGCTCCAGCGATATAGTTTGAGCAAGAGTTGCCACCATGGAAATGACCAACAGTTGTTACATTGTGTGCACTAAAATATGCACCAGACATCCCCAATGATGCGTAATTTGTATTTACAGAGCACGTTAATGTTATATTAGCAGTGGTTGCAGGTCTGCCATTTACAGATAAACCCGTAAACTTACCACCTGTTGCCAAGATAAGAGCAGATCCATTTGCATGAATATTTTGAACACTTAGTCCGTTGTCATGAGTGACATCCCCATGAACTTCTAAAGCACCTGTAGTTACAGTTGCACCAATATAAGCGTTAGCTTTAACTTTGAAATCATCAGTGTAAATATTATTACCCGATAATGTACAGTTGGTATTAACGGTTCCGCTATGGTTAATAAAAAATCCATTACCGTAAATTACTAATCTACCACCACAAGGATTTTGAACATCAATACTAGCTGTTTCAACAGTAGCAGATAATAGATTTAAAATTACACCAGTATAAACACGTTTTGATACATAATCATTAGCATCTTTGAATTTAGTGAACAACCCACCAGTGCCTACATTAATAGTGGTGCCGTTTTTGATTTTAGGTGATAGTAATTCATGTCCACCATTTTTGTAAACAACTTTATCACCGACAAGTAAATAACTATCAGCACCAAGCGTACAACCTGAAATAGCAGTACCTACAACCTTACCAGCTGTAGCAACTTCAAAAACCGTACCATCTTTCATTTTAGCTAAAGCAGGTGTATCTGTTGATGCGTCATAGCTATAACTAGCAAAGTTGAGTGTATTTTTTAAGTAACTCATTAGATTTTCTCCCATTCAGTTAAACCAACTGATGCCCGTAATTGCATCATTTCATACGGCATTAATAATTCAGCACCAGCAACACCGTCAATAGTATTTGCACCTTGTGGGACTATAGTATTACCAAAGAAATTACCGTTTTTAATCACGAAAATATCACCAGCTTGTACATTAGATAATAATGGTAGAGTAGTAGCAATATTAGCACCAGTTAATTTAGCAAACTTTTCTGTAGATGTAAGTGTTGTATTAGCACCAACTGTTTTTTGTGTTTTAGCAATTCCAGAACCGCTTCCAGTAATATCAGAACCTAACAACTCGACTTTGTTTCCAACTATACTACGCACATAAACTACACTACCAGCTTCTACCGTAATAATTGTATTGGTAGCATCAACATAATCAGGCTGTGTATCTGTTAAATAAGTAGCTGGTACAGTAAAATCAATGCTTGCGCCGCTTGTATTGTGTAATCCTACAATCTGGTTTTCTGGTAAGTCAGTCGTTAATAAAGTATAGTTGATGGCTTTTTCAATATGCAGCCCACCATTATCACCTCGAACTACTGAATAACCTGACGCATCCCGAAACACTAAATCACTAACACCTAAGTCATAAGATTTACCATTAATTACCTGAGTACCAGCCGTTGCAACTCTATAAAAGCTGGGCGTGGACATGCCGCTTAATGGCGGGCTATCCGTGCTCGCATCGTAAGAATTTGCTAAAACGGGCGATCCGCTTGGTGCAGCATCAAAATCACGACCAACATTTGAAATAGTAATCAATGCACCATTTCGAGATACTGAACCCAAGCAAACTTCGCCGATGATACTGCCAGTTGGAAATGCAGCGGTTGGTGCGGTTGCAATTACTATTTGTGTAGTGACATCGTAAAACGCAGCACCAGCAACCATGCTAGACATTACAAATTGCAGATAAACAAAGCCGTTAAATGGGTCTGGCAATGGTATGCCTGTTGCCACAGCTTCTTCACATGGGCGAATGGTATCACCCAAATTGTTTTTAATAAAGCTGATAAATACTGGCTTAGCAGTCGCCCATCCAGCCGACACATTAACGTTTGTACCTGATTGACTTAATTGCAATCCACGTAAAATCGCATTATCGTCAGGTTGGATGTTCAAAGCACCACGCAATTGATTGAAGTATTCAAAAAATTGGTCGTGGTAAACTATATCGCCGAGTTTATGATTATTAATTCTCATTTAATTATCCTGTAAAGTTATCAACGCCAAGCCTTGATATATCAAGCTGCCAGATTAGTGTTATAGGTGTATAGACTAGTGAATATGCAAACTTGCTACCGTAATCTTCAGAATCGCCTGCAGCTAATTTGGCAGCCAGAGCCGTTTCATAATCCGAGTAAATCGAGGTATAAACGCATTTAATCTGATAATGGCGTGTTTTGCGGTCATACTCGTAGTTATATGACAATATCCGCTTAACGCCAGCAGTATCTAATATTCGCTGAGTAAATTCAGCTTTAATCATTTGGTGATCAATCGGCAAAGTATTAGCCCACTTAATCCAGTCCGCACCCTCTTCAGTGTCTAAGAACCAACTACGCTTCCATAGATTAAGTCGCCTAGTTACTAGCTGTGCGGTAGCGTCTCTGCCATAAACATATATGTCTTTACCAAGGGTGACGGGGTCAAAGTCGTTATCATTATTAAGTTTGAGTATTTTTATCATGTTGCCGCCTGCGTATCTAGTGGACTGCCATCATCGGTGTATTTATGAGTGTGATTAGCCATCTCAACGCCACCAGCTTTGATACTTGGAGCGGATATTTGTGGAGCCTCAATCGGTACGCTGCAAGTTAACTTGCTGGCAGTGAGCTTTAATTCTGCACCAGATACCGTGCTTGTAATTGAGCTATCATCTAATTTAATATTAATCGTGTTGTCTTTATTACGTAAGCAAGTACCCGACATATCAAAATTAGTAATAGATGTTTTTTGATTTGAAAAACCAACCAACGCAAAGCCATCAGACAAATCAAACCGCCTAGTGTCTTGCTCCTCTTCATTCTGCCCTGCGTACCAGTTATCAATGTTCTTTTCAGCAAAAATAATCAAGCAAGTATCTCCAGCTTTCACAGGAAACGTTAATCCAAAACCACCGCCAAATGGAAACTTAACAGGAACATCAAGGCATGGCGGTATAGTTACGCTTTCGCCATTCTGCAATTTTACTTTGCCAACTGGCTGCACTTGAGCAGTTTGAGTTTGTGGATTGAATGAAATAATCTCACCAGGTAATGCAGTGTGTAAATTATTGACTAAGTGGCTTTTAATCTGCTCATCAACTAGTGAAAATTCATTGTTTGCTATTTGTTTCATATATTTACCACGCTTACCTTGCAATCAAAACTATCTGAATGAGTATCACAGTCATATTGAATCTTGATTATTTTGTATTGGCCATCTTTGTTGCTACTCGTTTTATGTTGTTTCTTCTTGCCTTCATCTTCTCGGTAGCTTCTTACAATTTTGGAGTTATCAATTTTCACAACTCCGTTAATCCGATAAAATGGATTAACTCTAGTATGAATTAAGTAACTAGTTTGTTTATCATCAATTTGCTCTTCGATTGGGTCAATTAATAAACTATCATCAACAATCACAACGTGATTTGTCAGTGCCTCCATATTACTCAACACCATCAAGCTGCCGTCTTGAATCGACCAATTCAGATTGTGATACTTGGACATATCATCAAGAACCTTGCGAGTTGGAGCGAATACTGTCCTACCTCTTACGTTCTGAGCCTTGACTGACTGCGTAAGTTTGCCCTGCTTGGTATTCGACATAGTCCGCTGAGCTTCATTAATCACGTCGTTATGCGTTGATGATGATTTGAATGACTTCGCCATAAATGAATTTACATAGTCATTATGTCCATCACCCACCGTGATCTCAAAAATGCTATCAAGATTCTCACGTTTCAATGTATAGTGTACGATGTTGCCAGTAAAAATCACATTATAGCCATCAAGATACCCTACACTAACCGCAACTGATAACCCGTTAGCAGATAAAGCCGAGCGAGTGTCTTTATTGAGATTATAGAGCTTCAAAGTCGCAGTATTTGGCTTACTATCATTGTCTTTTGTTGCGTTTATTGCGATTCTCAGATTGTCCTTACTATCAATTGTAAACTGCTTACCAGTTTTATCATTGGTAATCATAGCTTTAATAACCCTGCCGAATAATCTCATAATGTCACCGCTTTAATTCTCACGTTTAAATCGTTGATATTTGCGTCTATACCCGTTTGATCTAAGTCAATTAGAATCAGCGAGCCTAATCCTAGTTTGCCATATGGAGCGAAAATATCGCAGCCAAGCACCAGAGGGATACCATTGAGCAAGTATTTACTATTATCAACATCAAAGATATTGGCACAAAAGCAACTACTGACAACGTTCCAGCGGATGGTGGCTAATATTTCCCGACCATCCTTTGCGTTGAATGACTGCTCAAAGTACGGTAGATCATTCTCTAAATCAAGTTCAAGCATTAGAGGTCTCCAATAGCGTCAAAATTAGTACTCATTCGCGCCGATTTAGTTCCCATAATACTACTTTGGATTTTGCTAGCGAAATTTGAGTTTTTTTGGTACGCAGCATTAAGTGTTGGCGTTGATACGGCTTGACTGGGCTTTTTGCCGACTTGTTTTTTTCTAGCTGCCACATGCTTTTTAGTGTCCTTTGGTTTAACTTCGCCAGTCTTGACTATGCCAAATTGCACCTCAGTGAACTCAATATCTTCCGTATATGTTCTGTACTTATCGGCTGAGTTCTCAAACGGTAAGCTAGTTAGCATGAAGTTATCCAGCTTTTCTTCATCTGTATATATCGTTATCAGCAATTTACGCTTTTGAATATCTCGCAAAGCCTGGTAAGCATTAATATGCCGAGTTTCGCCAAATTTCCCATGCTGAGCTGTGCGATTGCATAAATCACTAACAATGACAGTTGCTTTTAACTTTCGCGGGGTTAATCGTGCATGGTCAGTCATAACTTCGCCACTTTGCACAGGTGTGCTTGTTAATTCCAATGTATTATCAATGGTATAACTCGCCACCGCGTCAAACATTATAGTTTCGCTCTCTTCTGTTACTATTTTGAACACGGTAGCACCTTTTTAAAACTTGCTTTATCCAGCAACACCACCATTTAAGTACGATCTTGCAACCCTGTTTCGTTTATCAATCTCAGCACTTACCGCTTGCGGGTTAGTCGCTGCATTAATCGTGTAATTATTAGTCATCGTTACATTATTAGGCTGTGATTGCTGTTTTACTACTTGAGGTGGTTGTTTTGCTTGTGCTGCATTAACTATAGCCACCTTACTGTTTTGAGCTTGTGCAGCAGTTACAGTTGGGTTGTAGCCTTTTGTTGCCTGGACCTGTGGCATTGCGGGAATTGAGGCATTAATTTTCTGCTGGGCTTGGACCATTGGATAATTTGAAGCTGTCGCAAAAGATGGCTGTGGCGATGATTGCCTAGCCTTCGTGCTATCAACTGTGGAGTTTACAGCAAGGCTGTTACCTCCGCTAAATACAGATTTGATATTATTCCATACGTCGCTAAACGCTTGAAATATTCCTGCAATTTTAGATATAACCCAGTCAATAGCCGAACCTATGGCGTCCTTGATAGCTATACCAACTTCCCCAGCGATTCTTTTTACATTATCCCAATTGGTATAAAGATAAGCAACACCAGCGGTTAAGGCAGCAACACCAATCACAATTGCACCAACAATCCAAACCATCGGATTAGCTAAGTTTGCCGCATTCCATAACCACTGAGCTGCGGTTAACAGCAAAGTCATTTTTCGTAAACTGCTAAATACTGTTATCGCTGTACTTATCGGCATAAATAATAAACCGATTCCAGCCATAGCTAACTTAAAACCAACCAACCCAGCGATTAAACCACCAATACCTGTAATTAATCCTTGATTGTTTTTAGCCCACTCACCAAATGAACTTACTAGAGGACCAAGTTTATCCATGATATTAATAATAGGCGGTAGCAACGCTTGACCTAATGTAATCCCTACATCAATTGCTTTGTTTTTGAATATCTCCATTTGCGCAGAAGTAGTTTTTAACTTATTTTGGTATTCTCTATCCATTGAGCCAGTAGCGGCTGCGCCATTAGCAAGTTCTAACTGCCGACGGTATTCGCCAACACTTCCAGCTACTTTAGCAATATCATCAGCATATTCACGTCCGAATATTTCTGTTAACACATTAAGCTTTTGCACTTGTGGCAATGCATTGACTTTATTAAGCACTTGTTGAATCGTGCCAGTTGCATCAGTAACCATACCTTTTTGAATAGCCTTGGCATTTAATCCCAAAGCTGAAAGACCTTTAGTCGCCGATTTATTCGTACCTGCTGTTGCCAAAATTGACATTAGAGCATTTGATCCAGTTGCTGCAATTTCAGCACTCGCACCCAAAGACAAGAACGTACTACCAAGCGCCGCAGCATCTTTAGCACTCATGCCTACGGTCTTAGCTGTACCGCCAATACGTTGCAATACATTGATAATATCGCTACCTTTTGAGATTGCATTATCATCAAGATAGTTAATAGTATCAGCTAGTCCACCAATAGATTTAATCGGAATACCGAACACATTAGAAATTTTACCCATCTGATCTGTTAATTCAGCAGCGGGAGCTTCAAAAGCTGTTGCCATTTTCATAGCTGTTTCAGTGAAGCCCATCAAATCTTCTTTAGCAACGTTCATACGCGCACCAGCAGTAACAATATCAGCGATATCATTAGCAGAAATCGGCGAGCGTTTGGCAAGTTCTCTAATTTGATCTTCCATGCCTTTATATTCAGCAGTTAAATTACCACTAGAATCGCGCAAACCGTTTACTTGCTTAATAACCCCGCTCATATGATCTTCAAACTTCACAGCTTTATCAATAATGCCAGCCATACCAAGCGACAAACCAGCAACTTCAAGCCCAGAAATTTTATTATTTAATCCCTGGAATCCCATCTTAACATTATTTAATTTAGCGTTAATGTTAGCCATGCCTTGATTTAACCCTTGCAGATTAACCTTGGTGCTAATGCCTATCATTAGCTCTTTTAAGAATTGCATGATTGAATCCTGTGTTGAATTATTGAATTTGTGAGCATGTTTATATTGAAGTCGTAAATATCACTTAGGCTGTAGATTGTCCAAGCCTCTTTTAGTGAGCAGTAATCAGGAATCACTGCCCACACAACGCCGTCGCTCTGCTTTGGCAAATCGTCAAAATCTATTTTTGGTTTAGGGAGTTTGCTACTAAGTTCTTGATAAGTGCTGACTTTTTTTCGATGTCCGCCGTCTGATATTCATTGAACATCTGAATCAGCGCAATAGTATCACCTAGGCTAGATTTTTCTGCATCGTAAGCCTCTCCATCAATCCAGATATTATTTGCCATTAGGTCTAATAATACCTTGCGTGATTCGTCGCTCATATCAGTAATGGGAGCAGAGCATTTGTTGATAAATTTCAAGCCATCCAAAGCATTAAGCTTGGCAATAACCACCGATTTATCATCATAGCTTAGTTTAATCTTTTCCATTAGCCTACCATCCCGATAAGAGTATTAACACCATTAACTGCTGTTTCAATTAAATCAGTACCGCTGCCATGAGTTGGTGATATACGCTCAAAGTGCAAAACCCATGTTTTAGTGCCAGGAGCATCGCCAGTTGTATCGTGCTCAATTTCTGGAGCAGTCTTAACCACTCCACCACTGAACAATGTTTTTTCATCAGAATCAGGGGCTTCAAAACTGCCAGCAATTCGAGGTGCTTTAACTAAGCGCATGGCTTGACTAATTGAGTTTAAATAGCTGTTTGATTTGCTATTATGAGTTAACTCAAATTCAAGTGTTCCAGCTTCGCTCGGGTTGATTATATGCGTAGTAGTGTCGCCATGATTCTCTTCTTTGACTCTGTCGTCGTCGTATTTGATTTTAACTTTGCCAGCAAATCCAGTAATGCGTTTGCCGTTGATCATTAATATATGATTCTTTGGATTGTATGTGGACATCTTAATTCCTTTTCTATTGAAATAGGGTTTGAAACCCTATTTGTTCAAACCAGTTATTTATTATCTAATGTAAACGCCTTCGGCTGTGAATGAATGAATTGCACCACTGAGCGTAGTAGCAAATTGAATCAATGTTGCTTTACGCGCTTGACGATCTGCCGCTGTTTGCAATCTAACCGGGGTTGAGATAACCTCATATCCATCAGTCATAATATCGCCAACAGAGTAACGCCCTAAGTTAACCTGACTCTGTAAACCACGCCCGATAGTGCCATTATAAACGCCTAACTCCAGAGCTTTAATAACTTCATTACGTGCTGCCGTCATTCCATCTTCAGTTTGAGCAATTTTAGGGAATCTACGCCCAAGATTAATCAAGTTCTCTTGAATCTTAGAGTTCACCCAGTCTGATTGATGAATCTCATCAAGATAAGATTTATCACCAGTAAAACTATGGAAACACATCGGCAAAGTGTCCATGTATGCATAGAATGTGTAACCCTTGGCTTTAAGTGCCGCGGCTTGTGCGTTGCTTAAATCAAGCGCAGCTACGCCGTATAATGTTTTCCAGTGTAGCGTGTAGCTAGTATCTTTACCCGTCAAATCAACGCAAGCCATATAAGCAAATCCAGCTATATAAGCATAATCATTGCTAGTGTGATAAGTAAAGCAAGTTGTTTGTAATTGTAACGGGTCTGATACTGAGCGCAAATCGGTTGTTAGTGCAGCATCAATCGCATCAACACCGCTATAATTAATTCCAAAAATAAATGGGCGTACAGTTAAGGTCCAAGACAAAATAGCAGCAATTTGCAATGGAGTTTGTAAGCTTAAAATATTAATTGAGATGCCACCAAAATATGCGCTGGTGTAATTAGCCCATAAAGTGTTTAAAGCAGTAACTACAATTGGCTCTGCAACTGTATCATACGTATAAATACTAAATGGCTTACCCGTTGATTGAACTTTGGGATTGCTAAACCATACTAGAGCGGCTTTGTACTCTTCTGACAAGCTACCGAATACAGTTGACACATCAGCCAATGTATAATAATCCGTTGGCTTTGGCGCGGCTGGTTGGCTAACAATATCATCACTGATAAATAAAAACCTATCGAATGACTTACCAGCAAAAGCAGCCTGCGATAATGTGCCGCTTACCGCTGCGAGTTGATTGGGAGTAATAGACATTACTTAATATCCTCTATAAAATTTTGATTAGTGTTAACGTTCTGAATCTCAACTTGCTTATACTCAGCTATTGAATTAATCGTTGTGATTGTGAAGTAAATTTGAATATTGACTATTGCGCGATTAATCCACTGCTTATTTATTAACTCTTTAAGGTTTTGGCTAAGTTCACATTTACCAACACCAATGTTTAATTCATTTTGAATTGACTTACCCATATCGCTAAATAATTGATTCTGTAGCCGAGTTGGTAGCTCCAGAGCTTTGGCAATCTCGAAGGCGAGAAAATCAATCTGAAACTCAGCTAAATATTGATTAGTGATTGTTTCGTTAATGTCATTGATAACATTCCCAACTGCGTCAGTCTTAGCCATCATCTCAATATTTGGCGTGCCAAATTGCTTAGGTGGCTTGCTTAGTTCAATGTAAATAACTGGTATATCTGGACTTAGCGGCATATCTTCTTGAGCTGTGTATACCGTCTTATCTGGCATATTGAGCGTAAGCCTTACCAGATCAGCTACCTTTTGAGTAATATCCATGCTTTACACCGTATATTCAATAGTTAAGTAAGACCCCATGAAATTAGTCGCTAGTGTTATTGTTATCTCACCGTTTAAGCCGATAGTTATCGGTGCATTTGGCTGTACGATGTTACCCAATAAATCAATAACATTAGCCTTAACTATGGCTAGTGGGACTTCAGGCAATACTACCAAATTATTTGGTAATATAGAGCCTTTGAATGTTCTGTTATTTACCGATACAGTCTCATTACTCAACTGAATGAATGTTGCGTGAGCTTCCCAATAACCACCAAAATCCTCAGCGTTGTAAACTCTGTATTTTCTGCCGTTCCAATCGATAACATCAGCGAGGTAGTCTTTATCGTATGCAATGATTCTATCGAGTGAGAAGATCGCTATATCATCTTGATTAACCAATCCCTTGGCTTGATTATCCGCATAACCAGCATTTTGTTTTGATGATGGCTGTATAGAACCGCGCAATGCTATGCTTGTTGTTGCTATAGTGTTGGGCTTGCCGTTGGCTATTCTGTCAACTTTTGCGCGTGTTACTGTAAAATTTTGCACAACATCAGGGTGATAGATAGCAGCAGCAATCTGAGTTAATAATCTAGCTGATAACATTATTTTTTATTCCTTACGATGCCACGGATTGATTGTCTTAGCTCGCCAGTGTCAATTAGTGGAGCGCTTGAACCCTTTTGCTTTACTGTGCTTGGTGCGTTTTGTTGCCAGCTGTTATTAGTGAATTTGGACAAAACATCATTTTGAACAACTATAGCCAATTTCTTAAGACTTGGAATAATTGAAGACTTAAGAACTGTGTTGTTGATCTCATTAGTTAAAATATTGGCATATTTACCTAAATTCTCATTAAGCGTACTTGCTAAAAAACTACGCTTTGGAATATTATTTCTAGGGCTTCCAAATTCATGAATCGCTGCAATATATGCCTGGCTGGCACCGTCTTTATCTGGTGCAGTTTCAGGAACACCTACCGCCACTTCATTACGAGCTAATTCAGTCAGGTATTTGGTTAGTGCGCTTACATTGTTTTGAATTGTTGTTATTGTAATATTCATAATATACTACCAACTTTTGACGGAGCATATTTTGTTGCATTATTATTAAGTGCCTGTGCGTAGGTTCGTAATATCTCAAGATAACGCTTGCCATATATTGACGCATTGAACTCTTTGAAGTAATCAGAGTTACCAGCGTTAGAGGTACTAGATAAGCTATCCTCTATGTCAATTTGACCGACTTTGATTTTGCCAGCCGTTGATCCAGTTGGAATTGATAGAGTTATCAAATTACCACCAGCATCATATTGCGGTAGGGTTGCCAGCCAGTGAGCAGTAACGAACCCTTGCGCAATATCTTGACTAGGTGCAATACTAAACCTTAATGGCGGATTAGTCGTAAACGGCACCGCATCATCAAGATACATTTGCACTCTTACATCTGGTACCACATTGAACTCGGGAAATCTAATGCGAAAATTTGCTAAAGTTAACATGGCTTACTCGAATGTAAAAGGCTGATTATTTTCTTTTGCTGTGAAGTACGCTAGTAACTTATCAATTATAACCTCATGATTAGAATCAATCAAGTTCACAATGAAGTTCCATGCGGTAGTTGCATCGCTATGAGTACAGCCAATTGCCAACTTAGCCATATTGGCTTTATCAATCGCTAAATCTTTGATTGTGCTTTCATAGATTTTGTCTAGTTCATCACGCTTTAATTTGCCAGCAATCACTTGATTTGCGGATTCATATAGCTTAGTTACTACAGCAACGTCGTTAGCATTGTTCAGCTCTTCAATGTCTTTAGATAGATTAATCATGGCATTTTTACTAATCAGCGTTAACTCCTCAGCCGTCAATAACCCAGTATTGAACTTTCTACCTAGAGCTATGTAAGTATTAAACTTATCATTAAGCTGTTCTGCATTTAATCCAGCAATCCAGCAGATAAACTGATGTAAGTCTGTTTCGCCCATGTAGTCAACGCGAACAGGCAGCCATAGCAAGTGATTGAACGAAAGCTTATCACGGTATGAAGTTAAAAACTCCGTTACGCTTATCTCGTCCTCGCCGTGTGCGCTGGTTTCGCTTAGCTTTTCTGGCGTGTAACACGTGCCAAGTTGTTTGTACATCGCTATAGAAATTTTTATCATTTAAATCTCTCTCCAAAATTATTAATAAAGGCCAGTGTTTAAACTGACCTCTATAATCACTCTGATTATTGTTGCAAAGAGCTAACTTAAGTTTGTGACAAGTTCTCAATAGCGTAATCAACTTTAGCCTCAACTAAAGCAACATGAGCTTCATTAGCAGTGATGTAAGTGCTCAAGTTAGATTGAACAGTTGCAGTTGCCGAAGAAGCAGAAGTCGCCAAGCTAGAGATAGCGCCATTTAAGCTGCTATCCGCCGTTTGGAATGCGCTAACAACTTCAGTTAATGAATCCAAAGCAGCTACATCAACATTTGAAGTAATGAAATCTACAGCAGTTTGTTCAGCTTTTTCACCGAAGCGAGCAACGAAAGCATCAACTTTAGATTGGGCTTCAACAAGGGTAAGTGCAGTCATATTAATTCCTTTCAAGAATTATATTTTATTTAATAAATAGTCTATTTTCTCGTGAGCTAATTCAATACTGGCGATAGTTTCATGAGTTGGCACCTGATTAACTAAGTCAATCAAGCTAACCGCATCAATTGCTATATATTTATTCTCTGTTTGATTAAATATATAGACTTTATCGCTTTGCACAAATATCTCACGCTTTTTAGGCGTTCTTGCCATTTAATTACTCCAAAAATTAAGCAATGAGCAGGTGGAGTCAACCCGCCCACCATCTACTGAGCTTTCGCCCAATTCTTACATACCGTCCATATAGCCCATGCATTCAGAACGCTTAACCACCAGAGAAGACATCGAATAACGTCCAACAACTTTAATTTTAAAGTTATTGCGTTGAGGAGCCAAAAACTCTAGTGGAATAGGGTTTGCTACAAACAAGTTTGATACTGAATTGTTATAAGCAACAATACGGTATTTTTTACCCTGAGAGTTGGCAATGCTTCCAGCGTCTTCAAGCTCACGAACTGAGATAATATTCAGTGGTTTACCATTGTTTTTTGAAGCGATATTGTTATTTGCAAACAAATCAAGCAATGATTTATCACCATTGATACCTGTGTATGTACCAGCTAAATAATCATAGATTGATGGCGGTAATGCCAAAGTATCAGGATAAATAGTTTGCCCTGTGCGGTCAAAAATAGTTTTAAAGAGCTTATTGAAGCCCTCACGAATATCACCAATACCAGTACCAGCGAACAACCCACTAGTGGTTTCATCAAACCATTGCAATGGAGACGTAATAGGTGCAACTACTGCCGCAATTTGGTTAAATAAGCCTTTAATCTTAGCCCCAGCATTACCTTTGAGCACAACCTCATTCATGCGGCGTTCGTAACCCAAGCGAGCTGCGAATACTTTCTCAGAATCAAGATTTAACCCAGTTGCCAATGCCTTTTCTAACTCATCATCAGAGAACGCATAACCAATCGTACCAGCATAAATGCGTGCTAAGTCTTGACCGATTGCAACACCTGTCATTGGAACATCATCAGTTGACAAATCAACATCAAATGAAGCCATACCCTGATGGTCTAGTTTTTTCCAGTTGATAGATTCTGCTACTCGTGGGTAGTTGCTATTAATACTCACAAGTTGACGAAATTTAAGCTCAGGATACTGTACTAATTGAGTACCAGCCATCATATAAGCTAATTGATGCGTCAAGAACGCAACGCCAGACATTGGCGCATCGTTAAATTTGAATTTGCGGCCATCGCTTAATTCGCTTAACATATCATTGTCGCTAACAGCTGCATGTACCACGCGCCCAAGTCTGTCGCCGTACTCTGACATTCCCATATCTGTAATGACTTTAATCGTATCGGGATTGTGTAAAATCCCCTTTTCGGTAAAATCCATATCTTTGAAATTCATATCATCCCCTTATTTGTTTACGTAAATTTCAGCTAATTCACCTGGCGTTACAGATTCTAAGAATTTGTACTGTGGAGCTGGATTAGTGATTGTGTTAGCACTCGATACATTATCTACAAGACCAGCATTTAAGCCGTCATGACGAACATAAACATCCTCACCAGCATTGCAGCCAGATAGACATTTAACCCAAATAGTGCCTTTGACAAGCATAGGCAAAGGATCGTCCATTGAATATTCGCTAATCCCATCGCCAGACATGCTATTGATTACATATTTTTGCTGTAAATAAACTGGGTATGAAATATCCAAATCAGTTGATGCAGCAGTTGGCAGCGCATGGTTTCTGTCACCATTCGCGTAATCATGTACTAAGATTCTACCCGCTTGAATTCCATCCACCGATGCAATACCTGTGACAGTATCGTTAATCCGTGCAGAACTAATTGCACCTTCAACCTTGGTTGTATATTCTGTTCTAAAATTTTCCATATTAATATACCTTACATTGCGTTAACTTGATAGCATCAGCGATTCGCATCGTTGTAGCTGGCTTTTGAGATTGTGAGAAGTGATCTACCACCGTTTTGTTATCTGCAACCATGTACGGCAAATCTCTACTCATGTTGGTAATAAAGTTAAAGCCTGTATACAGAGCACTATCACTTAATGTCTGAGGTTCTACACCGCCAAACATGGCATCAAGCAATTTCTTAACCGTTGGGTTAGCTGCGGCAGCTTTCATCACATCAAGCATTACTTGTCTGCGATCTGCTTCGGCATTCGGCTGATAGTCTTTGATGTAGCCTTTTGCTTTTGTCACTACATCGTTAAACTCTTTAGCATCAGCAATAGCCTTGTCTGCAATTTCTTGAGCCATAACCGTAGCCATATCTTTAGCTTTAATAACTGCTAATTCATTAGCTTTAGTTTCGATCTGAGATTGAATCTCAGCATCACTTAATTTTTGAACTGGTTTAAACACGCCAATAACGGATTCACGCTCCGTGTCGGTTAGTTTAGCCAATCCAGCTTTAATTTCTTCAATAGTCACTGTTTGTCCTTCCGTTGAATGGTTGTTGAAGTCGTTTAAATCTATTACACTGTCGGATAGTTGTGCTATACCAGCTCGCCCCTTGGGTACTAATGCAATATGATTAATTCTTATATTCTCTTGAATGGCTTGATACGGAGTGCCGTCATCGGTTACACCGTCTTGTAATACAATATTTGCTGTATAGCCCATTGATAATTGAGTTAATCCATCATCAATTGCCTGTAAGCCTTTTTTTGTTTTAACTATCAAGTCCGCGCGAATGACGCCATTGTCTCGGTCTGCCACCGCTTTTGGTAAATCCCCTACGGCTAATTTATCGTGATTGCTTGCATCAACAAATTGCTTGGGGTGATAAATAGTAATCGGCGATTGAGTGTAACTAGCAATACTGTCATTATCAAATACATCTTCTGCTCTTCGCATGACGTTAATCACTTCGTTGCTATCGCCTAGCCCTAGTTCTCTTTTTGTATATTTCTGAATGCCTGTACGAGCAACAATATTATCTTCAATGAGTAAATAATCATTCTTGATGGTCCTGCGCTTTGAGCTTGCATCTAAAATTTGTGTGAATAATTTCATTATGGAGTTTCCCAGTCAAAATGAACCACTATTATTAATACGCATCGGCACATTACGTCATAGCGTAAATTATAGACCGAATCACCTACCTTGCATAACTTACCATCGGCGGCTCTATGCGTTGACCTAACTCGCTCATCTTGCGACGTTGAGAATTTGAACTCATCGGAGCCTATGTCCTTGGCTTGTGCTGTGGTTAATGCTAGGTTGAATTTGCTGGTTTGGTCACGAGCTATAACTTTAGCTCTGTTAAGCGTAATGCCGTATTGATTCGCCAGTTCTTTAACTATCGAGCTAGAACGCATGCCTTTTTGAATGTTTAGCAAAACAGTGCTTTGAACATCAGCTAGATACTTTTGAGGAATTGATACTATGTAGTCTTTGCAATATTCAAGTGCTTGCTTAATATCATCAGTATGTGATTGAATAAACGGCGATATATCTATACCAACTAGCCGATTAATCTCTTTTGTTAGAGCCGCAGTAATATCCTTTTGACTATTCTCGGCAAATTGCTTAACTACCGATTCAACAATTTGATTAAACGTAATACCAGAATAATCAAGCGTAATAGTATTAATTACACTCTTAATGTCATCAACATAATCCAAATCAAGCAAGACCGACGAATCCATAACTTTATTAGAGTAATACGATTCGTATAATTTCAGTTTCGGAATTAAATCTTGCTTGATTCGGGTGTTGATTCTGGAGACTAGCTCAGTTAATAGCCGAGTATTTAACAAATCAACTTTGGTTGATGGCTTTATGTTGTCAATTAATAGCGGTTGTGATTTATACTTGCTTAGTAATCGGTTGTTGTTGCGAATTGCTTGTTTGATTATTTGATGTAGCATCTATTTGATCCCATTTTATGCTGCTAACTTGAGCTACGTCATCGGGTGATAAATTATAAGTTCCTGACTCTTGCAATTCTTTAGTTACTACAGTAGTTGGAAGTCCAGCTTCAAGATATATTTTGTCTGCTTCAGCATTTATCTTTTTAACTTCTGCCTTCTCTTTAGCTGTAGGTTTTGAAATTGGCTCAAAGTCAAAATCAATCTCAATTCCGTTGAAGTATATTGCAGAAATAATTTCATCTAGGCGCTCAAAGACTGGGTGAATATAGCGTTCACGTTCTCTTTGACACTTTTCATAGAATTGCTTGAGTTGGCTATCGTTATTATTGCCTAATCCTTTTTGCTGAATACCAAACAACAAGGTTTTAGGCACTTCAGTAATGCCGCAAATGTCATCAGTCACAATCTCGATTGGAGTTGCTAACTGTGATAATGCTGCACCAAGTTGCGTTACCGTATCTTCTGAATCAAGAACAAACCCTTGGAGGGCTGACTTCATTCGATTAATCTTACGATAAGCTGAGTATATTTTATCTTCACCCTCAGTTGCTATCCGAGTTGCTAACTGACTAGAATGATATACTATCAAGCCAAAATCTTTGCTTGACGCTAGCGTGACTTTTTGCAATATCTCGTAACGATATATGGCCATTGCTGCATCGTGCAATTCTGAGCGGTTCTCTTGAACTGGACTAAGTGCAAATGTATCATCAGGGTAAATCGGAATAACTCGACTCGGATGTATCTTTAAGCCGATGCCGTCTTTTTGGAATTTGTAGTAATCAATTTCGGTAATCGTATTGTTGCTTTGATCTTTTTGGTAAACAATGCTGATCTGGTCTTTAGATAATATATCGAATTTAGCTATATCACCAGCTAAGTTAATCGGTGTATTAAGCACATCACCATTTTGGCGCAAGACGATAAAAGCATTACCAGACAACCGAGCAATCGCCCATGCTTGAGCTACAATGTCGAATATACGCAGTCTTTTTTCTATTTTCTCGTATTCTTTATGGTTCTCTATTTCTAGATTCCGCCCATTTTTTAGTGATTCTTCTGGGATTAGGTGAATAATGCGTTTTGCTATCCACGAGCCACGATATAACTCATTGAGTTCATATTGCTGAATGTAGCTTGGTGCATAACGTAAATGACTCTCTGGGTCTGCTTCTGTGCCGAACCCGTGCATACTGCTATATACGCCATCGTTTAATTCAATCATTTTGACACCTAGAAACGAGAAAAGCCCCAGATAATTAAATCTGAGGCTTAATAAAATAAATATATAATGCGGCATAAATAGAGAGAGCCATTTACAATTAAGTAAACAGCTCATGTTTTTATCATCTTTGTGATCGGTCGCCAAACTTACCACAAAGACGAATTTTACAGCCCAACAAGGTTAAAACTATAAAGCTTAAATGTCGGTAGCGCAAAACAATTGTAATTTATACAAGTGTTTCTAGCATGACGAATGTTAACATATTTTGGTAAAATGCGTCAAGCTATTTAAGATAAATATTTTAAAAACTCTGCGTCGATAAGTATCACCTCAATTTTGGCGGCAATATCAGATTTTAAAACTTCTAATCTGCTGCGTATTTTACGGCATTTATTGTTTGCACTATCATACCCAATATTAAATCTTTTAGCAATCTCAGCCAATGGCGTAGCTTTGTTTTTTCGATACCCCTTAGCGACAACCTCAATAAGCTCTTTACTCTCACCAGTCAATATTGATAACCCGATCTGCAACTGGGGCAAATACTGTTTGAGCGCCCCATAATAGTAAAGAAAAAACAAGGCCTCCATTCGCTCTAATTCACCATAACACTGTGACAATATATTCCTAGCCAGAGTAATATGCTCACTTGGAATACGTGAGTTATCATAATACTCAGTTCGGCGAATAGAGCGGCAATCAACTTTGCCATTCTCAGAAAAAAATATAGATTTAATACCTTGTGGGCTTTTTGCAGCAAGATTAAACAAATCATCTAGGGCTTTATCTACTGAATCACGCATTAGCACATCTCCTCAAGGTTATTAATTATGCTATCATCTTCCGAGCTTAATACTCTTTTAACCACAGCTTCCAAATTGGCATCAGACACGCTGTTAGCTGTGTTGTTGTTTTGGATATTGTTCTGGATTAATGGCGAGTCAGGGTTATTCATTCTGTGAATCTGGTCTACTTTTAAGCCTGTATTCGCCAATACCTGACTAGCTTCTTTAACCCCCAATTTACCTGAGTTAACGCCGTCAATGGTTCTTTTAATCACGACGTTATGCAAATTCAATGCACCTTTTTGTAGGTTTGTAATTGACTTTGCTATTTGCATAGCATCGGTTATCTCCTGGTCAATAACTTGCTTAACTATTGGAATTTGCGAGGGTTCGCATTCGTTCGCAATTTCAGTGATTTTAGACTTTATATCAGTTACTTGACTTCGCAATTTTTGAGTCCAGTTTTCACGCTTTGCCCTAGCTCTAATTGTGCTCTCTGGTATGCCAAAATCCATAGCAATGGAGTTATTACTAACCCCCATTTGATATTTGGTTTTAATCTCTAACCATTGCTCTTCAGATAAACGTTTAGCCATTTCTTCTACTCGCAATCTGTTTTAATCTATCGTTAAATTCTTTACTGCTATGCGCCATGCGGTGACAATCTCTATCTAATGCGATAAGATTTGAGTAATCATCAGTGCCGCCATGTGATCTAAATAAGATATGATGGATATCATTAGCTTGTTTACCGCAATACTCACAGCGAATAAAATCAGCCGTTGTTAGACCTCTGGCTTTGATGTAGTTCTTAGTGTGTTTTTGCATTATTTCTCAAATTCAATATAGTTAGTTTTAATTATTTACGTATTCCCACGATGTAGTTATTCTGTCATTCGACGTTGATTTATCTTTATTTTTATTTTGTATTAGACCGTTACTGCCACCTTTGGAAGCTCTCCCTATTCTAGTGCATCTCCAATTTTTATCATTTTTCATTGAATTAATTAATGCTGGGCTTGAAGTTGTGGTAATGAATGATTTATTTTGCATTATATAATATTCAGCTATAAAATTTCTCAATATTTTACTTAATCCAATTCCTTGATAATCTGGCAGAATTACAGTTCGATGTTCTTTATAAATGTTTTTTTTAATTGGATGAGGAAATGGTAAAACTGCGCAAAACCCACATAAATTATTATCAATAGTCATAATAAAAACACTTGCAGCTTTATTAAATGAATGACTTAAATAATGATATTTAGCAAACATTGACCATATGTTTTTGTCTGCTGCTCTGTATATTCTGAGTGCGATATCGGGTCTTTTTTTTTTAAATTTCTTAAATCATGAAATGTCATATCATTAGTGTTAAAAACCCAGTCCGGTAACAACCACTCTTCAACATCAAAATGACAGGTAACTGCAATAAATTTTTTATCTGTTTTTCTAATTGCTTTCTGCACAGCAAAACTGCTAATTTTTGCTACATTTCTATCTACAACTGAGATGAATTCATCGAATACGATTAAATTATTATCGCCGAGAATTGCATTAGCTAAATCTACTCGCATTCTTTGTCCATTACTTAAAGCGCTATATGGTTTGATCCAGCTAGGTGGTGAGCTGAAACCAACATTATTAAATGCTTTAGTTATTTCATTTACAGCTCTGCATTTTGGCATATCATCTATCACAGCATTATCACCATAGCTAAACTGTGTTATATAGTCAGCAGAAAATAATTCTTTTGCAATAGTTGTTTTGCCAGTTCCTGAATTTCCCACAATTAGACCAACTTGCCAATTATCATCAATATCAATATTTCCGTTAAATTCTTCCGTGAAATTATTAGGAGATAAATCAAATGCACCAATAACACTTGATACTCTAAATGTTTCTTTTGGATTAATTTTTCTTATAATGTTAAAATTCGGCATACTAACCCTCTTTCTTTCATCTCATCATAAATATTCTGCAAATTCTGCTCCGTTTTGCAATCTATTTCTAGTTTAAACGCATACATTACTTTTTCCGATAAATCTTTCGGATCTTCATCTAGTATATCTTGTTCTAGCGAGTAAGGTAACTCTAGACCCCATTCAACCAACGGAACGCTATCCCACTCATTTGCTAATAGATCAAAATTCCAAACTCCGTACTCAATATTATCTTTTATGATAAATTCGTTAATCTTATCCACGGTCCAATCAACTACCATCACGGGTGCAGTATCATAGTCAAGATCACGCATAGCTCTTAGGCGCTGATTGCCGCCTATTACAACGAATCTATCCTCATGCTTAACAGCAACTAAGGTACGAACCTCAAGCATTTCTGGAAAGTCTTTAATCGACTGCTTAGCTTTGGCAAAACCATCACCAGTTAGATCTCGCGGATTTTCTTTAACGCCTGGTATTTGACCTGTATTATTTTCTAGCAGATAAAGTTTTATATTTTGAATCATCGATTGCCCCATATTTTAAACATTTGAACACTATGATTTACGTCAAGTGATTTGAGTAGCACTTGTTTAGCTACGGCGCGAATCGCGATAATCAATGCTACGATTTTCACGCATAAACCTTTCTATCTCTTGTTTTGACTCTTCAACCTTAAAACTTGTCGCATGTAGTGATTTTTTAGGTTGAGATTTACTAATAAATTTAAACCAATAATCGCCAAAATCTTTGAAGCTCTTAAATTTCATTTTAATCTCCCAGAAATTTATTAACTGCGGCAACTACAACTTCACTACCGAAGTCTTTCTTGGCTTCATCTAACCATTCAACAATCAAGTCAACTGCTTGCAATTTTTGGCGGTCAATCTCAGCTCTTAATTCTTCAATGCTATAACTGCTTAAATCTCTCACTATTTTATTTTCCTGCTCTTGGGTAACCTCAGCTACCACCTCTGCAATCTGATTTGATTCTACAGTGTTCACCGCTTCACTATCAGCGGCATTACCTCCAAAGTTACGCTCTAGTAACTCAGAAACTTTAACTGCTCGATGATTGCCATTTACTAACTTAACTCTTACTTTACCGTCTGGCGAGTGTTGCAACAACTTACCTGACGCCGATTTAACATCACCTGAAATATTAATCATCCAGCTATCAGCACAGCCCGCTAATTGTTTAAAGTTACTCATTAATTTCTCCTAAATTATCAACAATCATTTCTATTGCAGCTAATTCATTTAGCGCAGCTTCTTGATTAACAATGTGTTTAACAATACGGTTGAACTCAGTAATTTTCAATCCCAAACCCTCGGCTTCTTTTTTGATGTCCGCTAAATCATCTGCATAGCTGTTTATACTCTGCTCAATTTCAATTTTACGCTTAATTAAAGCCAGTAAATCGTCCTTGAGTTTTGGGTCTGAAAATATGTTTGTCAATTGCGTTAAATTAATGATAATCTCCTAAAATATCAGCTTGTAGCTTAGTTAATAAATCTCGGTGTTCTGGGGTGTTGAATTGATGAGCGGCTAGATGGTGAAGTCGGCATAAGGCGATTATGTTATCAGGATTATCGCTACCGCCTTGGCTTTTAAATTGGATGTGGTGCAAATCTACTGCCAAAACACCGCACTGGGCACAAAATATCTCATCAGCTTCAGTTAGATTAAGCCGTTTTAGATAATTCTTGGTATGTTTTTGCATTTTACTTACCTTATTTGGGAGATACGCTACTAAGTGGTAAAGCACCGTTCGCATATCATTGGATGAGGTGGGTTGGAGTTGCACCAACGACCTTCTAGTTATGAGCCAGACGAGCTACTACTGCTCCACCTCGCATTGTTTTAATTTTAAAAAGAACTACTGGCGAGTGGACAAGGAGTCGAACCTCAACTAACGGGTTTGGAGTCCGTTGCACTACCGTTATACTATCCACCCCGCATTTGGCTGACCACTCACGACTTGAACGTGAAACCTATCGATTAACAGTCGATTGCTCCGCCATTGAGCTAGTGGTCATTTAAAGACCCCACGTTTTGCTCTAAATTAATATCGAGTGCGGGTTACTACTACAAGTATTATATCACATTTTAAGTTACGTGTTAGCATCCGTTTATTCAACCTCATTTTTTGCTTTCTTAATGGCTCGTTTGGCAGCGGAGCGGAGTTTATTCAATACGCCAATATCTATCCAACGTCCGTAAATCCATTGATATTTAAGTGGGCATTTATTAACTAAACTTAAGCTCAAGACTGGATAACGTGCTTTGAACATTTTAACTTTGAGCTTTGAATCTGAAGTTTGAAACCCTTTCACATCAAATACTAAAGCCCCAACCTGAAAATCTGCAATATACGATATTTCTCTCATTCCGTCCTGCTTGTCTTGAAGAACAAACTTTGGCTGGATTATTATCTCATCTGACTTATGCAACTGAAGTAAATGCTCGTAAAAATCAGCTTCAACTTTAGAATCAAACTCAATACCGTGAGCTATTACCTTTTTATTGCCGTATTTGGTAGCGGTGGCGCATACTTTACGTAGTTGTGCAGCCAATGCCTTACCCTGTGCTTTCGTTAGTGCTATGCCGCCGTAAATTGTGTTTAAAATAATACGGTTGTCTTGCTCTGTTACTTTAATCATTTACTATCTCCTAAAATCTCGTTATCGCTAGTTGTTTTATTTTCATTTTAGATGTGGTTGATTTTTTTTTCATACATTCCTTTAAAATAACTTTCCGTGTTCAGCTGCAAACTCTTCAGGTAGTTTGGCACTCTTGGTTAAGTTGCAAGTTGGGCATAATAACTGAATATTTGAAATATCATTGCTCCCGCCTTTACTCAGCGGTAATATATGGTCTATGTGATACTTATTTTTACCTGACTTACTTAGTTTGGCTTTGCAATATGGACACTTACCACTCTGTAAATTGAATAAAGCTAGTATCTGTTTGCCAGTGTGCTTGCCACCATTTTGTAATTTATACGCCCTGCGGTTATGGTTGGAGGCTTTTGCAACTGCTTTACCTTTAGGTGTTTGATTATATAGCTTTACCCGATCAACATACTGCGGTTTAGTTTTTTGGTAATATTGTTTAGATCGTGTAGAAATATATTTTTTATTTTTTTGATAATATTGCTTGCATTGTTCTAATATTTCTTCTTTGTTGTCTTCATAATATTTTTTATCAGAGATAGAAAGGTATGTAGCGTTATTTTTCCTATATTGTGCTTGATATTCCATGATATGTTCTTTATTTTTTTGTGCATATTGTTTTTTATATTTAGCAATATGTTCTGCATTATTAGAAGAATATTCTTTGTGCCGAAGAGATATATGCTCTTTGTTTTCTTCTCGATATTTTTTTTCACACGCTTTACATTTAGAGCGAGTTTCAATATGATCTTTTTTTACTTTATTAAATTCAGTAATTGATTTTTCTTGATTGCATTTCTTACAAATTTTTGTTTGCATTTTTATCTCTCTAATAAAAATATATCTCAAGATGGGGTTATGGCAGGCAGTGAGATGCTGCTTTTCGATTGACGGTCTAGCCATACCAGTATTATATCATATTATTACATTTCATTTTGTTACTTTCATTAATATCAGCATGCTATGCCGTGTTTGCTGACAACGTACGCCATCAATATAACTCAGTATCAATCCAGTAAAGTGATAATTATACACGTTACGCCCACAAATCAGCTTCTTAGCACAGTCAGTTGAGTTGCAATAAGCTCGGTCTTTGTTTGTTATTTGTAGCTTCATTTTTTACTCCAGTTTGTTTTATTGCTTAAAGAATTAAAGTATTGACTTTTTGCCCCGTTATCCACTTGGTGCAATTTGCCACCTCTCCCCATGTACAATAAGCCTGAGTGCATCGCACCATGTCGATTTTTCAAAATGTCAATCTCAATTATTCCAAGCTGACTATGTTCAACATCTTGATGGGTAACTTTTCGTCTAATGTACTCCTCGCTATAGATCATCAATAACGAATCTGACTCATCTTCAATAATCTTAGTCTCGGCTAAATCAGATACAATGGGGCGCTTATCTGTTCGCTCAAGATTTTTACGAGACAGTTGAGCCACTAAGAATATAGCACAATTAAACTCCGTTGCTAGTGTCTTTAACTCTTTTACTACTGCACCAATCTTTATCCGATAATCGTCTTTCCCAGTTGGTGTTTCCATTCGTGTCAGATAGTCAATAACCACATAGTCAACTTGACCATGCTTCTCTTTAAGCTCAATAAGCGTGCTACGTACTTTTTGTGCAGTTAATCGTGAATCATAAACGATATTATGCTTTGCTTGTCTTACATTAACAAATATCTTATCTAATTCGTCATGAGTTATGCTTTTATCTAAATCCCAAGACTCAGCATACATACCGCCTAGCCTGTCAATAACTTGATCATCGCTCATTTCGGTAGTAAAAAAAACACCGACATAATCATGAGTTACAGCATAATTGTACACATGAAGACCGAGCCATGTTTTACCAACGTTTGTGTTAGCTGCAATTGTAACTAAATTATTTCTGTAAATCTTAAAAAAATCATCAAAATCACTAAACCCAATTTTTAACTGTTCTTTGGGTGCAGTAACTCTATCCTGGATTCTATCGATAAAGCCCTCATTATTTATTATTTTACTCTTCTTGAGGTTGGATTTTTTAATTATGCCATTAACTTTAGTCATAAACCCGTTCACAACAGCCTCTAAATCGCTCGTGGCTGCATTTTCTGGCACTAATTGACATATCGCATCATACATCTCACGTCTTGAGCGTAGCAGCGTTAAAAACTGTGTTCTTTCCAACAGAGCGCTATTCTGCATAATGTAAGAATCATCGATTGAATCCAAAGTTTCAGTGGAGATTAATTTTTTTTCATGAAGATGAGCAATAGACACTTTTAACGGAAGTGCTTTGTGAAACTCAATCATAATGTTTTTATGGCTTTCATTAACAAACAAATCAACATCTAAAATTGAACTATTTTCAATGAATTGTTCTGGTCTAGCAAGCAACGCTGAAATTACGTCTAATTCAGTAAATTCACTTGAATACACCATTGGTACAATAGGCATCATACTATCACCCCTGTGTCTTTATAGATGGCAGCAAACTTCCTGCGTGAAGCTTCGCTAAATCCGCTTGCGTCTTCATCAGGTTTAATTTCAGTTTTATTAAATTTATGAGTTTGTGCTCGTTCTAATTTTTCACTGAATTTTGAGCGTTTAAAAATAGTTGATAAGGTTACATAATTATTATCAATGTACCAGTTATCATGTGCAATAAAATCAATTACTTTTTTAATTTCATCTACTGAGTAAGTTTTTAGTAAAAATT